CTGTGTCAGGTGGCTCAACGATATCGGCACTAGCATCCATTGTGGGTGCTGGAGAGCTATCGGTCGTGGGCGCTAGTCAGGTAACCGCTAATAGCAGTGCGTTATTCTCTGGAAACATTACGGCTGCCGGGGCGACAACCATGCCTGGTGCCGCAACCTTAAACATTGTCGGCACCATACTTTGGGCAGACAACGCACTTACCTCGGTGAACTATGCCGAGATCAATCTGGCATCGAACACTTATTCTGATGCCAATCTAACAAATAATTCTTGGGAGGCCGCGTAAATGGCTGATACAACTACCACATCATACTCGCTTGTTAAGCCAGAGGTCGGGGCATCCGCAGATACCTGGGGAACCAAGCTCAACACTAACCTAGACAACATCGACAACTTGCTCGACGGCACAACTGCTGTCGTAAATATGGACCTAAACACGCCAGACATTGATGGCGGCACGGTTGATGGCGCAGTCATCGGTGGCGCGACTGCTGCTGCCTTTACAGGCACTGTTGTTGTAGCTAACACCTCGATCAATATCGCTGGTGATGGCGCAACTGTAACCGGGATCAAAGACGAAGATAATATGTCGTCTAACTCTGCGGTCAAGCTGGCAACGCAGCAGTCTATTAAGGCGTATGTTGACAGCAAGACAGCCGGAGGTGTGACTACGGCTACTGTCGGCAGTAACGCAAGTGCCACAGCAAATACGCACCATTATGTTGGGACCGCAGGCGTGACACTTACGTTACCAACACCAAGTGTCGGCATGACGATTCATGTGACTGTTGGAAACTTTGTCAACACAATCATTGGCCGCAACAGCAGCACCATTGCAGGCTCTTCAGAAAATCTGACTATCGATGTGGCCAATATGGCCATTGGATTTGTCGGTATATCAACCTCAGCATGGGTATTAATCTAATGGCTACACTAAGTTCAATCGTATCAGCAGGTGGCGGTGGAACCGCAGAATTAGGGCTACCGTTTGCTCAAGGTAGCTTGGAAGCTGGTGACGCAACTGCTCAGAATTTTGCACGTACCTCGGCTAATTTTTGGACTCGCGCTGGCAACCTTAATTATACTGGGTCTAGTCTTGAATACACTACTCCACCTAGCTCTGCCGAAGATACGTGGTTTACGTTAAATAACATTACATCAGGCAGCGGTGCTGTCACACACATAATTATTCCTGGCAGTACAAGGGGAGGGATACAAGTAAAGCTAACAGTTGACGGAACTGCTACAACTTATACAACGCCTCTTTCGCCTAATTCAATTAATTTGTACACAAGCTGTTTTGGTGGATTTACAACAACAAGTAGCACTAATAACTACAGTAGTGCATGGTATCAATTGCGTGGATACCCTAATCAAGTACTAGGTATTATATCTCCTGCTGAAGCATTGCAAAGAAAAATTTATTTGCCTTTTGAATCTTCATTTAAGTTAGAGGTTTTAAAGCCTTCAGCAACAGCAGGTAGCTGGGTTACCACTAGTTTTTCACCTAGAGGCGGCATAATAAGAACAACTATGAAAGGAATAAACCGATGAATATAATTGCGTGGAATCCAGAAACAGACGTAGCAGTAACGCCAGAAAGATTGCCAGAAATAGGCGAATACGCTAAGTTTGAAGACGGTAATTCAATATGGTTTTGCGGTTATAATCCAGCGCCTACGTTTACTGATTTAGAAATTGCAGAAATGTCAGCAAGAGATTGGCGTGACGCAGAACTGTCATCTTCAGACACAGCATCACAAACCCCAGACTGGCCTAATCGTGACAATATCCTGAATTATAGGACTGCCTTGCGTGACTGGCCGTCCACTGGAGACTTTCCCGCAACTCGGCCTACTTTGGGTAGCTAAAAATGATCGTTGAGATTTCACTGCTTGTTAGTGGTATTAAGGCGGTCAACGAGACCATCGCCACTTTCAAGGAGGGAAAGGACAACCTGGATGGCCTTGCTGGTGTATTTGGAAGTCTGTCAGATTCCAAAACCGCTATTGAAAAGATTGACCAGCAAGTAAGCCAGGGCGACCACGTTCTGACTCAAGAGGAGGCATTGAAACTTGCCTACTGCCGGGAAGAGGTTAGGAAGCAAGAAAGGGCTTTAAAGCGCGCTACGCCTCCCACGGTTTGGCGCGACATGCTGCACTTAAAATCTAAAAGTGAGCAAGACGCAAAGCACAAAATTCGCGCACAGCAAAAGGCTGTCGCCAAAAAAACACAGATGATTCGATCACTTGCCGAGGGAATAGCTTTTTGGGCTGTCCTTGTTGCGCTTGCAGTTTCCGTTATTTATTACACAGGCATATATGGCTAACTTTGACCCTGCTGACCCGGACGATTGGAAGGGGCTTGGTCTGGTAGTTTTTATAGGTTTTGCAGTGTACGCCACTAGATTGTATTTCGGCCCGACCTAGGGCGATCAAAGGAAAAAAATATGGCTCTCGTTGCCCTTGATGTTCCCGCTGGTATTTATAACCACGGTACAGAATTAGACTCGGCTGGCCGATGGATTGATGGAAATTTTATTCGTTGGCAAAACGGCTCAGTGCGCCCTATTGGCGGCTGGACGACCCGCAAGGCATCTGCCACAGCATCAGTCCCTAGAGGCTCTGTCGCGTGGATTGACCACAGCGATGACGCACGACTAGCGGCTGGCACTTACAACAAGCTATACGGCATTAACCAAGGCTCTGTAGTGGCTGACATAACGCCTGCTGGTCTTACTTCAGGCACAGTTAACGCCGCCGTGAATATTGGTTATGGCGGTGGCACGTTTGGCCTTACCACCTGGGGTACACAGAGACCCAGCACGGGCGTACCAGAGCACGTTACTACTTGGTCGCTTGATAACTTTGGTCAGTATTTAATAGCCTGCTCTTCTAGCGATGGCAAGATTTACCAGTGGCAGCTAAATGCCTCAGTCAAGGCGGCGGCGCTGACCAATGCGCCTGTAAACAACAAGGCCATGATGGTCACCGATGAACGATTTATCTTTGCACTGGCGACAGCGGGTAACCCGCAGAAGATTGCCTGGTGCGACAGAGAGAACAACACTACATGGGCACCGGCCACGACCAATCAGGCAGGTGACATTGAGCTACAGACCACTGGCGAGATCATGTGCGGTGTGCGGGTGAAGGGGTCGGCGTTAATACTGACTACACTTGATGCACACTCTGCAACTTACGCTGGCCCTCCCTTTGTCTACTCGTTTAACCGGGTGGGTACTGCCTGCGGCATCATTTCACGCCAATCTGCCATTGCAGTTGATGACGGCGCGTTCTGGATGGGTACGGCTGGATTCTTTCAGTACAACGGCGCAAGTGTGCAAGAGATGAGCTGCGATGTTCTCGACCATGTTTTTACCGACATCAACGAGTCGCAGCGATCTAAAGCCTGCGCGATCCATAATTCGCAATTTGGCGAGGTCTGGTGGTTTTATCCGTCCGCATCGAGCAATGAAAATGATCGCTATGTAGTCTATGACTATAAAGAAGGCCATTGGAATATCGGTGAGCTATCGAGGACCACGGGCGTTGACTCTGGCTCGTTTAGATCACCGCTATGGTTTGATGCCAGCGGCAACCTTTATAACCATGAGTTTGGCTACAACCACTCGTCAGCGCCTTACCTTGAGTCTGGCCCAATCACACTAGGGTCAGGCCAGAACATCGTCCGGGTCAATGAGATTATTCCCGATGAAGGTACACAGGGTCAGGTGTCGCTTACCTTTAAAACGCGCTTCTACCCGAATGGCACGGAGACAAGTCACGGACCCTTTACGTTAGCAAATCCTACGGGCGCAAGGTTCCAAGGTCGTCAGGTCAGAATGCTCATTAATGGCTCTGAGGTGAATAACTGGCGAGCAGGCAAGATGCGACTAAATGTTGTTGAGGGTGGCAGACGTTGAGTTTTCAGCTACCCCAGCCCATTGGTCCACATTGGAATATGTGGGCAAAGCGCCTGGTCGATATATTGTCGGCGACTCGATCCCAGTTATCGTATTTTGTCACCGGAGACTCGGCAGCCAATGACGGTATATTGCTGTATGACGCGGCTGGTTACCCGGTTGTTTCTCAATCAAGCGCATTTAAGCAAATTCTAGTGGGAGGTGGCTGCGGCCAGTTTTATGCAACAGCAACGCAGACTCCAAGCCAGGCGAATACAGGTTATGCGATCTCATTTAACACTGCGGCAGCGACTGACGGTTTGGCGATCAATGGCTCGGACGCAACCAAGATTGATGTCACCGATGCAGGGCTGCTCGAAGTCAGTATTACAGCCCAAGCAACCGCCTCTAGCAGCTACACCGGATACCTGTGGATTAACGTCAACGGAACCGACGGTTACGCTGTAAAAAAGGCCGTTAATGGTGACGACACAATCACCCTTACAGCCCTTGTAGCGGTAGGCGCTAGTCAGTATCTAAAAGTGTTCTATGCGGCCTCAAACACGGGCTTAACGCTGCCTAACACGGCGGCATCATCACCCATCCCGGCAATCCCTGCGGTGCAGGTTTCAATTAGCAGAATCAAGCAATAAATGGACCTTAATTCGGAGCTAAATCGGTGTAGACCGTGGATAGAGGCTGCCTTGGAATATTCCGGTGGTACGCACTATTTTGAGGACATTGTTGAAGGGATTGTGTCCGGCAAGATGCAGTTTTGGCCTGCGGTTAAAGGGTGCGCGGTAACAGAAATTATTGTCTTTCCAAGAAAAAAGGTGTTTCACATCTTTTTGGCGGGTGGCGAGAAGAATCAGATAGTCGATATGGATGAGTCAGCGGTGCAGTTTGCTAAAGCACAGGGCTGCACAAGCATGACGATAGCCGGGCGAAGAGGTTGGGCTAAAGTTTTAAAAGCTAAACAGTGGACAGAAGCGTTCACCACACTTACGAAGGTAATTTAATATGGCAGGTGGAAAAGGCGGAAGCCAATCATCACAAGTTGAGATTCCAGCTTATCTGGAGAACGCATCTAAAAAGAGTCTGAACCGAGCGGAGCAGGTCCAGGATATTGGCTATATGCCGTATATG